AACCTTGAATCAATGGATTCTGCTGCATTCTACGGTGGCGGCTCACTGAATCCAACTGCTTGATGCAACGCGCAGCATCTTCAAGGTCAATTTCAATGTATAGACCTTGGGTCATCATGACCGGAAATAACTTTTCAGAATCAGCAAAGATTCCCGTATGAAGAGGAAGCGAACATTTTGCCTCAACAAAATCAGTATCATCAAAATTGCGCCCAGCCGGAACAGCGGAAATCGGAGCAACATATGGATTCGTTCTCGTATCGATTAAATTGGAAACAGATGTTCCAAGTGTGCCGCGATTCGATACAGTGGGAACCATGCAACCTTCTTTAACGGCTCGTATCTTTCTTAAACTATCATCTTGATTATAAGAATATTCTACTTGAACTTTTGTATTGTAATCACTAATTTCTTCAAGTAAAGTTGCACGAGATCCAGAATATATTCTGATATTTTTGATTAAACTCTGACCGCCAATGAAAGGGTCGAGTTGAAGACGCGTTGGAATCTTGTTTGTATCTGTCGCCGCGGGAAGAGATAGTTTGCATTTAAATTGTAAATAACTATTTTTTCCATCAAGGAACTTAACATTTGGGGGAATCTCAAAATCAACTCTTGCTCCACCGCTTCCCGCTTTGCCGGTGTAGGATTGACCGTTGGTCGAAGGAACAGAAACTTGCGTTTGGGATAATCCGATTTTCTCATCATTTCTCCAATACATTGACATTTTATATTATATAATATAAAATATTTGATTTAAATAAAATTAAAAAAAAAATAAAATTAATTGTTTATTGAGTTCTTCCAACGGCTGTGGTTATTTTTTGCGCTCCTCCGATTCCTTTTGCTTCCATATTCAATTGATCTGTTTCTTCCGCTTTTGAACGGCTTCCTTCTTCTATATCTCCCGCAGTTTCAAATGCGGTCGAAACAAGTGAAACACCAGCACCCAATGCTTCAAGTCCCAATCCAAGGGGTGGAATCTCTGCACCAAATACGCCAGCAATCTCCATCCCAGATCCAATGATATTTCCAACATTTCCAATTTGCTGTTTCCAATTATTTCCCACACTCCCCCTTTGAATATCTTTGTATATTTCAAGTCCTCCGCCAACTCCCGCCAATCCAAGTTTTGTACCAGTTCTTTTCAGAAGTGCTTTCCCTTCTTGTTCTGCTGCTGTCTTGGCGGCAGTGGTTGCCGATGTTTGGAGACCTTCTTCAACAACACCAGACCGCGTCGCTAAATCAGCAAACTCACCAGTCCTTTCCGCTTGCGTAGATGTTTCAACGAGTGCTGGTTCAACTGCGCCAGCGACAGATGACCCCGCTTGGGCTGGGCGCGATGCCGCCAATCCTTCCGCCAATCCAGATTGTCGTGCTTGTTCTGCGGCTTGTGCCGCATCATTGGCGGATGTAAGAGTTGATACTTCAACACTATCATCGAGAATACCAGTGTCAGCCCGAATTGCGCCCGACGGATCTCTGACAATTCCACCAACAAATGTAGAAAGGGGATTTGCTGCTGAAATAGTTTCTTCGGCGGTTTGTGCTGCGCCACCCAATACTCCGGTTGGAATATCTTCTGTGGCGGCGGCGACACCAGAACCCAGAAATCCTTCTGCTGGTCTCGCTGGAAGATCGAGTGGGACATCGACCAATCCTTCCGCGCCCGCTCCTCCAACTTCTGCTGCCCCTCGCCTCATTGATTGTCTTAAATTGAAATTGACTGTCTCATCACCTCGTGCTGTTGCTTGGAGTGGATTTCGCGCGGATTCATCGATTTCTCTTGCAAACTTTTCTCTGAATGATACTGGTAAGAATTGACCCCCTTTTTGAATACCACCTCTCAATCCAGATATTACATTCTTTCCTTCTTTTGTTGCGGCAAATGAATGTGCTGCCGTTCCTCCTTTATACATGTTGATGGCTTGTTGTTCCAGTGATTCTTGATCTTTCTGATTCTTTACTTCATCAATATTTGCCGCCAATTGACCGTTAAAATCCCTCGATTGATGTGCGAGTGTTCTTGCTTCTTGTGATAAACCATTTGCTTGTGATATAGAAACGCCCGCCCCATATAAATCCATTTTATATTATATTATTTATTTTTTTTATCATAATTAAAATAATTTTTTATCTCCCTCTCCGATTTTCGTTTCAAAGCGAATATATGCTGTGGCGGGATTTGTTTGAAGATCTAAATATAAAAATGAATATGGAGCATCACCGATTGCTTTATTATATAAATCCATAAATATGTTAGGAAACATATCGCCAAACTCTTCATTAATTTTTTCCAATTCTTTCTGATTTTGTTGTTTCATGATAATTACATCGGTTGCATTATTTCGAATCAATCCACTAACGGCTCGAAATGATTGAGTGGTGAAAGCCAATAATCCGATTCCATAATGTCTGAATCTTGTTGCGAGAAAACTGACAGCATTCGATTTCTTGAAATCCTTTGTTAATATATCATCAAGCACCAATGCGACAGATGGTCTTTCAAAATCTTCATATGCTTTTTGAGTTTCAATTAATTCAGTAACCATCGAATCTTCATAATGGTCTTCACAATCAAAATATTTATTCATCAATTTTCCTTTGGGATCAGCATTCAATGTGTTCGATATAATTTTAACAATATCGAACTTGTCTTTATACATGTCGGGATTACACAAAAGATTTACAACAAGATTGGATTTTCCTTGTTTTACTGAACCAACAATTAATAATAAAGATGGTGGTTGTGGAAGATGTGGGTGAATATCAGCAAACTTATCATCGGGGTCTGGGTCTTTTACTTTAAAAACCTTTGGAGGCGATTTCATTTTTTTCATTGGTTTCCGATTCGCAGCCATTCGCAATTCTTCTGGCGTGCAATCACAATGTTCTTTTCCGTTGGGACACTTTGACATTTTATATATATAATATATATTTTTTAATCTAAAAATAAACTAAATCTTTTATTCTTGAATCGTTATATCGATTTCTGGTTCTGGTTCTGGAACGGGGTTTGGTTCTGGTTCTGGTTCTTTAATAATCATAGTTTCAACAAATGGTTTTATATCTTTTAACCCATTACAAATTAAAGGTCTTCTAACTTCTTGATATTTCCCTTCGAACTTTTTATTGAAAAAATTAATAATATCCAAATCAATGTTTGGAGATGATTCCAATAAATTGTCATATTCAGAACGGCAAACTTTCAAGAACTCTCGACAATTCTTTCTTTTCTTGTCTTGCATTGATAATTCAATTTCGATGGCTCTTCCAAGTTTAGACCATGAAAGTGCTGAAATTCTATGTCCTTCATATATTTCTGCATATTTTAAAAAAGCAAGACATGTTCCAAGTATTCCACACATTAGATTTAATGTACCAACTCCCGCAGAAAATCCGTGTTGATAATCTTTGGGAACATAACTATCCGTCGCAAAGTTTGCTGTTCCAGTTAATGTTGATAATACAATGATTGGGATTTGAAAATTATGATATTTCTTTTTATATTTTCTTTGTCCGTAATTATGCAACCAAGCATAACACATTGAGATTTCTCCCCATTCAGAAAGAAGGTCTTCAATCTCTGGCGACCAATCTTCGATGTTGTCTGGAAATGGGCGAGGGGTTTTGATTTCATTCATTTTTTTAATTATATTTATTAATGAATATAATTTTTTTTATTCGTATATAATAAAAATCTTGATAATATCATATGGAAGAACACAACCCATTTCAACAAAAACCAATAGTCGATGTCAAGAACTCCTTGCATTCTATAAACAAAACTCTGAATGAAATGAAAGTTGATGTGATCTGTATCAAATCAGAACTCAAACAAATCAAAGAAATAATAAAAGAAAAAGAAAAAGAATCTCAACCAATCTCTGGGGGCTGGTGGATTTATTAATCTAAATAATAGAAAGTAATTTCTCTCTCTCGTAATAGTTTTTTTGAGTCGTGGTTCATAATTAAATATATTATTTATTATGTATTCTCATCTTAATTTTTTTTTTATATTCGAAAATAATTTTACAAAAGTGTCTGGGATAGACTCGTCAAAACATTTGTCAAAAGTGTTTTTTTTTTTATATAAGTTTTTTTTCGGCATTCTATCCCAGACACTTTTGATTTATACCAAATATCGATTTAATAGAAATTATAGAAAATATAGAAACTTTAAGAAAAATTAATTTAATTTATCTGAAATAAAAATCTATCTTTAATTTAAATATGGCTCATTTACTTCCCACCGTAAAAATGGATTTTATCCCAAGTGATGATGAAGAAGACAATATAATTGTTTCAGTGAATGAGGAAACTGGCGAAGAGAACCCCCAATTCGAATATGAAGAAAAAGACGACAACATCATTCCCGATGTAAAAAAGAAATCAGAAAATATGAATGTTAATGAAATATTCAATATGCCCGACTCTGCGCCCAGTGGTACAGAGGAAGATGCGCCGAAACTAACAAAGAGGGGGAAACCAAGAAAGAAGCGACCACCCATGAGTGAAGAACATAAAGC